AAAGCCGTTGGTGAACTGGCTGCCGTCGCTGGTCTGATACGTGACGTTGTTCGCCTCGGGATCGGCGTCCACTGGCTTGCCGATGCGCTCCAGCAGCACAGGGATGTAGCGGTGCTCACTGCAGCCGGTGACTTCCGTGGCAGGCGGAATGAAGCTGTCGTATCGCCCGCACGTCCACAAACCGTCCTTCTCGGGCGTCGAGTGCGCGCAGCTGCGGCACGTCACCGCCGGCACCTCGGTGCCGTGGCACTGCGCATGAAACGGGCAGTATTTGCAGGTGAACCATGCGGGATCTGTGGACAGCCTGGGCGGCGGCTCACTAGCGTCGATCACGCGCTGCGCGCGCTCGATCAGCCGCTCAGCCTCGGCCTTGTCCAGGTGGATGCGCTCGGCGTAGATCTCGTCCGTGTCCTTGTTCTCAGCCAGGTACAGAGCGCGGGTCATGCCTGTCAGCAGCATGTAGACCTGCACCTGTGCCCAGTGCATCGGCTTGGACTCGCGAACGCTCTTGGCCTGCAGGTCCTTGAAGCTCTTAGCGTTGTGCGTCTTGAACTCCAGCACGTGCCAGGTCTTGGGGGCCTCCGGCAGGCCCAGCGCCGCGCCGTCCATGTGGCCCCGGAAGTGGCCGCCGCATGCTTCTACCGCGAATTGCTTGCCGTCATCGCCTACGTCGTGCACCGTGGCGCCGATCATGCGAAGCTCATCGACAAAGCGAGCCTCCGCGCGCTGGCCGCGGTCGAACAGGCGCAACATGCGCCCCTCGAACGCCTCGGCACCAGCCCAGCGGAACGACAGCCACAGGTAGCGGTCGCAGGCGTGGCCGATGGTGCTGGCGCCCAAGTAGCCCCGCACGGGCTCATCTGCGCGGCGCTTCTCATATGCCTCGTAGATGGCCCGCACGGTGGCGGGCAGGGCTTGCGGAACAGCAGCCATCACTTCTGCCAGGGAGCCTTCTTCGGCGCAGCAGCCGGCGCAGGCGCATTGGCCGCGGGCCGGGCCGCGGAGGGCGACGGCTGCGGCGCCCCCATCCCTTCGTAGGCGGTGACTTCGTTCTTCGCGGGGAAGCCGTCCTTGGCCGGCGTCACCTTCAGGCGCACGCGCAGGATCTTCTGGAACAACTCGTCGGTGTCCTTGAGCACGCCGATGCCAACGGCGCGGCACAGCGCGGACAGCTGCGCCTGGCCGATCTGCTCGGCCTGCGCGTTGGTGTTGCGCAGCGTGACGTTCGCCCACACCTTGCGGCCGGTGTGCGTCGGGCCGACGACCGTCAGCTCCAGCGCCAGGTAGCAGCCATTGCCGCTCTTGGCGTCTTTCACTTCGCTGTTGCTGATCTCCACTTCATACGGGCCGGCGGGCAGCGGTTCGAAGTCGCGGCCCTCGTCGGGCTGCACGGAGTTGGCGTCGAATGCGGCGCCGAGGACAGATGCAAGGTTTGCCATGGTTTCGATTCCTTTCGGGTTCAGGCTGCTTTCAGTTCAGGTTCCGCCGGGATAACGCGCCCGGCGATCGCGTCCGACAGCGCGTCCCAGGAGAGCGGCAAGCTCTCTGGCAGCGCGTAGCGGTTCTTTGCCATGTAGGCGGGCTTTTCGCTGGTGAAGAGAAGCCGCTCGCCCGTGCTGATGCCGCGGGCTACTTCCTTGTTGAAGCCGACCTCGGCCTTCTTGACCACGGTGCGGTAGTTGGCGAACAGCACGGCGTCGGCCCATTCGCGCACCAGTGCGTTGCTTCGCTCCTGCAGCTTGGGGCTGTAGCGGTCGTAGGGCTCCGTCTCGGGCGAGTCGAAACGCTTGATCTGGCTGTGGCCGATCAGGATCACGGCCATGTTCTTTTCGTTGCGCAGGGCGTTGAAGCCGCCCAGCAACTCCTGCCAGACCTCGGCCTGCTTGAGCGCTCCCTTGCCGTAAGCCAGATCCTTGGCGTCGTGCTTGGCATCGATCTCGCGGGCGATGATCTGCTCCAGCCAGTCGACCGAGTCCAGCACCACGGCGCCAAAGTCGTGCGCCTCGGTGTAGAGCGTGCCCAGGTACTCGCGCACGTGGTCGATGCTGGTGGCCATCGGAAACCGCGCGATGTCCAGCGCGCCCTGGCCGTCTTCGGTCTGGATGAAGATGGCATTCGGTGCGCCGGCCGCAAAGGTCGTCTTGCCGATGCCCTCGACGCCGTAGACGAAGAGGCGGGGCGGCCGGATGTCCTGGCCGCGCTTGATGGAGTTCAGGTCGAAGGCCATCAGACGCTCACCTTGACCGACGGCTTGGCCGGCTTGACGGTGACGACCTTGGCGACCTGTTCCCACAGCTCGGGCCGGTTGGCACGCAGCCACTTGCAGCCCGTGGGGTCCACCTCGGTCTTGGAGCGCAGGGGCACCAGGTTGGCGTCCCAGCCGGAGGTGATGTTGCGCAGCGCTTCGATGTCGTCGGCCTTGTAGCTGAGCGACCCGGTGACGGTGAGCTTGAACCCGCCGGCCTCCACGGTGGTCGCACCTTCCTGCTTGGGTGGCTGCAGCGCGCAGATTTCCTGCTCGATGGCGATGCGCTTGGAGTTGGCGGTGTCCTCCTCGCGCTTGGCCTCGATCCAGGCGGCCACCAGCTGCTCCAGAGAGCGCTTCTCGGCGTGGAAGGGAAGGATGTTCGTTGCTTCGGCGGACATGGGTGCTCCTTTCGTTTGAGCGTTGGTGTTCAGAACAGCAGTGCAAGGTGAAAGCCCACCACCTCCGCGATGGCGCAGAACACCACCAGCCAGACGGTCAGCTTGATTGCGAGGCGTGAGCGGTCGGGCTCGACTTCGATGCTCTTACTGCGCCCGTTGCTGATGTGGTGGCCGCCGTCGTCTTGGTGCAGGCGACGAGGGCACAGGCGCCCTTGCGCGCAGTGCAGGCAGTCGTGGGGGTCGCACATCACTTCGCCCTCCGCAGGTAGTGCAGGCGATGGACGATGGCCGGGACGTCTTCGTGCAGCGGCCAGATTTCCGCCAGCGCGCGGCTGTAGTAGGCGATCTGGGCGCGGCGCCACACTTCGGCCCAGAGGTTCGTTACAGGCTTGATCACTCGTCGTCTCCTGTCGATTCCAGTGGCATCTGTTCCTTGGCATTCATCTCACTGACCACCACTCGCGAGAAGCCGTTGCCGACCTCCGTGTGCACGCGGTAGATCACGTCCTCCTGCTTGAAGGAGAACTCCTCGTCGCTGAAAGTGATCTCGCTAGCCATCGATCGCCTCTGCGTCTTCCAGCACGCCCACCGCGTCCAGGATCGACTCCAGCGCGCTCTGCCCCGACACGCACCGCAGCGCCATGCTCTGGCCGAAGGCGTTGACCAGCGACGACAGCAGCGCGATCACCTGCGGGTGGTCCATGTACTGCGCCAGCTTCGCGATCTCGGCGCGCGCTGCGCGGGTCTTGAAGTCGGCGTGCTCCTGGTTGGAGTGGCGCGCTTCGGCCAACTCATCGCGCGTCCACAGGCGGCTGCGCGGCTCGTACTCCGGTTCGTCTTGGGCGGCAACGAGGTGGTTGCCCGTGGCTCTCGCGGGACGGCCGTCGATCAGGAGGCGGGTCGGTTGCGTGTTCATGGACTCCAGTATTCCTCAAGGAATAACTGGCGTCAAGCGCAAAAGAATAAATGCGCGCAAAAATATGCCCGCGCGAGGCGGGCAGGTCAGCTGCGGCTCAGGCGCTCATAGCGGCAAGCAGCGAAACTCGACCTCACCGGCGGCGATCTGGCCGAAACCGCCCTGCGACGTTTCGCGTGCCTGGACAAGCTCCATGCGCTTGCCTCGTTCGCGGCAGTAGTCGCCGGCCTGCTGAATCGCCTTGGCCTTCTGCGCGCTGCCCGAGGACCATCCCATGGTGCCGTGACTCGCAACCATGAACGTGTCCGGGCCTGTGGCGACGACGTCGGTGACGCCTGCGCAGCCGGCCAGGGCCAACATTCCAATGCTCAGTGCAAGTGCTTTCATGATGGCGCTTACCGAACCTGAATGACCGTGTTGGGCACCGGCTCCATGCGGGGCCGCTGCAGGCCAGGATCCCCGGCGCGCAGGCACTGGAACTCGATCTCAGCACGCGGATAGTTGCCCATCACATAGGGCGGCGCGCTCTCGCTGGAGCGCACCAGCATGAACTCCTTGCCGGCGGTGCGGCAATGGGCCGACCCCTCCGCGATGATCTCGGCCTTCAGGTTGCCCAAGCCCGGGAACCCTGTGGCCGCCTGCTTGGCGAGCAGGTAGGTGTCTGGCCCGGTAGAGACGATGCCCGTGTGAGAGGCGCACGCCGATAGGAGCCCGCACATGGCCAGCACCGTCAGGGGAACAAGTCCAGCTGCATCACGGCCCTTTGGTGCAGCCGTTCGGCCGCGGCCAGCGCCGCCTCGGGCTTGTTCCGGAATATCCCAGTGAGGAACACCACGTCGCGATCGTCCCCGGTGCGAAAGCACAGGGCCACCCCCCGTACATCCGCCTTCAGCGCCCGTTTCAACAGCCACTGGATGATTGCGATCGTTTCCTGACACGGCCCAGATTTCAGGAGCTGCAGCAACATTTCTTGTTGAGGTTTTCCCTAGCATCATGCCTCTCCGTTGTGAAATAGTTAACAGGCCAAACGGCCGTGGGAAATTTACTTAAGCCTGCGCCCTGTGCGCTTGTGCCGCGCGATCTCGTCCAGGCGCTGCCCCTCAGCGATCAGCCGTGCGGCCGTTGCGTCAGGGTCCAGTGGGGCGCTCGTTGGCGCAGGCGTGGCTTCAGGCCAAGCGCCCAAGTGCGCCGCCGCCTCACGCGCCCGGTCGGCCTCGTCGGTAATTTCGTCCAGGATGCGGTGCCGCCGGCCAGGTGGGATGGCTTCCAGATCCACCAGCGTGCGGCCGTACTTCTCCAGCAATGTCTCCTGAGACTGCGGGAGGGCCGTGGCCACGGGTCGCGGATCCCCGTCGCCGGTGGCCAGCCAGAGGGGATCGCACCGCAGCGCGCGCGCCAGCTGCGCGATCTTCGCGGTTTGCTGGCTGTCCCCGCGTTCGATCTTGGAGATGTCGGACTGGCCCAGGCCAGCAAACTCGGCCAGCTGCTCCTGACTGAACTTGAGCAGCAGCCGCCGGCCTTTTACCCGCTTGGCCAGGGTGTCCCATTCTTCGCGCGCCATGTACGTATTTAATCGCGCTTGCATATGCCGAAAGGACTGGTACCATAGGCGCAAAGGAATGCCCGCCCATGGAAGCCCGCGACTTCGTTCAAGACCTCCTTGACTGGGGGCTCACGCAGGACCAGATCGCCGAGCGCACTGGAATCCCGCAACCCACCATCAGCAAGATCCGGCGCGGCGCTGTGAACGACGTGCTGTCTCGCAACTGGCGCAGCCTGCAGGCTGTGCACCGCGAGGAACTGGCCAAACGGCCGAAGGACCAACCACCGGCCACTGCCGATGCACCGACTGTGGGGTGAGCCATGGATGCTTCCTCCGGCTTCGCTCTCGTAGTAGGTCTCATGGGTGCCCTCGGCGGCTTCGGCATCGGGAACGCGGTGGGCTACAGCTCCTGCCGCAAGCTCCACGACAGGCTTGAAAAAGAGTCGGCCGAACGCGAGCGTGACCGTAAACAGTCCGAGATCGATCGGCGCACCGAGCGCATGGACTCCGGCATCGCGGAGTTGAGGGGGCAAGTTCGCGGTCTGCAGGGGTGGATGGACTCGTTCCATAAGTGGGCAGACGATACGGCCAAGGAGATCAATGCGCTGGAGGCCAAAGTGGATGCCGCCAGCGCCAGGCCTGCGCCGCCCTCCGAGCCTGCACCTGGTGCCGAGGGTGCCTGAGATGCCCGCCATGTCGTCTCCTGCCGGCGGTGACTGCTTCGCCGTCCTTTTTTTTAACGTCGCACAGCCTCTCAACGCTACTCAAGCAAGCGGAGGCCCGTTGTGAACCAACTGGCGTTCCCCTCCGAGGTCACTCCGCAGGAAGTTGCACGCGAGAAATCCTTGGGTAGCGCGATCGCACTGTGCGCCCGCGTCGCAGGGCACGAACCCAAGCAGGTCATGGACGCCATCCGCGACCCCAAGACCGGCAAGCCCGTGGACAAGGCGCAGTGGTCCCGGTGGCTCTCGGGCGAGGAGGGCGTGGTCTGGCCCAAGTTCCTGCAGCTGATGGACTTCTGCGGCAACGACGCGCCGCTTCTGTGGCTCCTGCATGACCGCGGCTACGACATCAACACACTGCGCAAGCGCGAGACCGAAACCGAGAAAGAGCTTCGGCTGGCCAAGGAGGAAATTGCAGCACTCAGGCGGGTATTGAAAGGGCAGGGATGATGGCAGTCCCGGGCTCCAACGGCTCGGTGGTCGAAGCGCTGGCCGACCGGCTGCAGTTGCATGTCCCCGAGGAAATCCGCCGCTACCGCCAATGGGTCGTCTGGCGCTACGAGCCGGCCAAGGGCGGCAAGATGGGCAAGATCCCCTATTACGCAAGCGGCGTAAAGCGCCACGGCGCGCAGGGCGGCCAGGCCGATCTGGAGCAACTGGTCGAATTTCCCGCGGCCCTAGCGCGCTTTCGCTCCGGTGGTTTTGACGGGGTGGGTTTCGCAGTCCTGCCCAACTCCCCCGTCAAGGCCATCGACCTCGATAACTGCGTGGAGAACGGTGACCTGATCCCCCAGGCTGCCGCCATCGTCACCGAGGCCGACAGCTACACCGAATTCAGCCCCAGCGGCGGGGGCGTTCGCATCCTCGTCTATGGCCAGCTGGAGTCCCGCAAGGCTCACCACCGCTACGGCCCCAACCGAAACCTCGAGCTATTCGGCGTCAGCGGTTTCGTGACCATCACGGGCAACATCCTGGCCGATAACGTCTTGCGGCCCATGTCGCCCGCCTTTCAGGCGTGGATCACGCAACAGGCCGGCGAGGCGGCAGAACCACGGGACGACGCTGCCCCGTCGGTCCAGACTATTGATGAGAACCAGCGGCGTGACTTGCGCGCCGCGCTCGCCTACTTCGATCCCGACGACTACGACCTGTGGATCCACTTCGGCATGGCCCTGAAGGCGCTGGGCGACGTGGGCCGGGGCATCTGGTTGGAGTGGGGGCAGATGTCGCCGCGCTTCGATTCGCGCGAGGCCGCCCACAAGTGGGCCACCCTCCAGCCCCGCGGCGACAAGCCGATCAACTACCAGACCATCCTGTTCCGTGCCAGGGAAAAGGGATGGATCAATCCCCTTGAAAAGCAGGAGGCGCCAGCCGCCAATGACGCGGCCACTGACCTGCCACTGGTGTTCGCCGAGGCCATCGACGGCTCCACCATCGTCATGGCGCAGTTGGTGGAGGACGTCCTCACGCAAGGCGGCCTGTCTGTTATCTACGGCGAATCCAACTCCGGCAAGTCGTTCCTGGCCTGCGACATGGGCTGCTGCCTGGCCTGCGGCATCCCGTGGCTGGGCAAGCGCACCGTTCCCGGCGCCGTCCTGTACGTGGCCGGCGAGGGCGCCGAGTCCATCAAGCTGCGCCTTCTGGCCTGGCGCCAGAAGTACAACCTGTCGCCCAAGCTGGCCGTGGTGCCGGTGGCGGTCAACCTTCTCAAGCCCAACGCCGACGCCCGCCGCGTGGTGGCCGCCTGCCGCGCCGTCGAGGCCCACTACGGCTGCCCCGTCACGCTGATCATCATCGACACCCTGGCGCGCGCCTTTGCCGGCGGCAACGAGAACGCCAGCGAGGACATGAGCGCGGTCATCGCCCATGCCGACCAGATCCGCGCGGCCACCGCCGCCCATGTCATGTTCATCCACCACAGCGGCAAGGACGCCGCCAAGGGCTCTCGCGGCCACTCCAGCCTGAAGGCCGCCACCGATACCGAGATCGAGGTCACGGCCGAGGAAGCCACCAAGCTGCACACCGCCGCCATCAAAAAGCAGCGCGATCTCCCGACCCGCGGCGAGTCCATCACCGCCAAGTTCTCCGTGGTCAAGATGGGCATGCTCGACCAGTGGGGCAAGCCGGTCACCACCTGCGTGGTGGAGCTGACCGACGAAAAGCCAGCGCCCAAGGCCAAGAAGGAGCGGGGCAACGAACTGGACGTGGCCCTGTGCGGGCTGCTGCGTTTCGCTCCCAACCAGACCATGCTGCGCCGCGATCTGGTCAAGGCGCTGGAGTCCCAGGGCTTCAACACCTCCCCCATCTACCGCGCGCTGCAGCGCCTGGCGGGCAAGACCATCACCGAGTCGGCCGGCCGCATCCATCTGCACAACATCGCCGCCGCCCTCATGACTACCAAGGAGACCGAGTGATGGGAATTCTGATGGGAATTGCCAGTGGGAAAACCAGTCGGTTTTTTCCCCATTTCGCCACCCACCCCCTGAAAGGGGGTGGGAAATGGGAAAACCGAGGTCGGGAATTCCCATCAGGGAAACGCGATGGGAAAGTGGGAACGGGAAACGGAGTGCGCCGTGATTGAAAACCAGCCCATACAAATTCTGAGCATGGAGGAACTGGCAGCGTTGCCGCACTCGCCGTACGACGAAATGGCCGAACTGCTGGAGGCTTCGGCACGGATGCTGCGGGCTGATCCGAAACGCTACGCCGACGCCATCGGCTGGCGCTTGGCCGACGCCGCGGGGATGTTCGCGGCAAAAGCAATGAAGCTGTCCGAAATCCCCGGAGTTCATGAATACACCGGCCGGGGCTGTGCCATCTACCCATCAGATCCTGAGCGCGCCCTTCACCCAGTCGATACCGGCTCGCGCCCCCGCCGGCCATGATCTCCTTCACCATCCCAGGCCCGCCAGTCGGCAAGCAGCGCCCCATCGCCGGCCGATCCTTCGCCGGTCACACCACGCTGCGCACGCCCACCAAGACCCTCAACTACGAGTCGCTGGTGGCCCACGCAGCGCACCAGGCCATGGCCGGCCGCCCGATCCTGCTGGACGCCTGCACGGTGGTTCTGGACATCCGCGTCATGGCGCCCACCAGCTGGTCGAAGAAGAGGCGCGCCGCTGCACTGGCTGGTCTCCTTCACCCAGCCACCAAGCCCGATATCGACAACGTGGAGAAGTGCGTGTTCGACGGCCTGAACGGCGTGGTCTGGAAGGACGACGTGCAGGTCGTGGAGGTGCGCAAGCGCAAGCGCTATGCGCAGACGCCAGGCGTGGACGTGTCCGTGTTCCACATGGAACCTGCGGAGGCCGCATGAGCCACAAGCCACGCATCCTGCTGCACCACGGCCTGTGGTACTGCGCCGTGCGCATCCAAGACTGCCGCGGCAACCTGATCATGCCCTTCCTCTTCGGCTGCGGCTTCAACCCTCGCCACGCCTACGAGGAGTGGGAGAAGGTCGCCGGGAGGCGCACATGCTGAACGACAAGCCAACCCGCGAGGAACTGACCTCGCATCGACTGCGCGATCTGCTCGCGTATGACCCCGAGACGGGGTTGTTTCGATGGCTGGTCTCGAAAGGGAGCAACGCTCCCGCTGGTGTCGTCACTGGCGTCCGCGCCAACAGCAAGGTTGGCTATGTCTACATCGGCATTGACGGCGTGAGATACCTCGCACACCGGTTGGCATGGCTCTACGTCTACGGTGTGTGGCCGTCGCAGATGGTCGACCACATCAACCGCGTTAGAACCGACAACCGCATCGCCAACCTCCGGGAAGCGGACTGCTCATTGAACGCACAGAACGCCGTCAGGCCCAGAGCCGGGAAGCAGTTGCCTATCGGCGTCTTCCGCCACGGCGGCCGATTCGTCGCAAAGATCACCGTGCTCTACCAGAACTACAACCTCGGGAGCTTCCGCACGCCCGCAGAGGCGCAGGCAGCGTATCAACGGGCAAAGGAGGAGTTCCATGCAGGAGCGGTTCTATGAGCCTCAACACCGATCGTCCAGACCGAATGGAGCGCTACGACGTGGCCTGCTCCACTTCCGACATGACCATGCGCCACTCCGACTTTCCGCCGTCAGCCCCCGATATCCTCGCGGCCATGGCATGGAGCAAGAAGCGCCTTGGCACCGAGCTTGTGCGGCTGGTTGCGCAGTGGGACCGCGAGAAGCCAGCACGACGTCGCCCCCGCACGCCCGCCCAACTCATGGCCTTGGGCTTTACCCGCGACCAGGCACGCCTCCAAGCCACGCGCGAGAAGCACGAGCTGGCTGGCGCCTACTACCGCGCCGTCGTCGCCGCCATCGCCCGCCTGCACGATCTGCCTGTGATAGCCGCGCAACTCACGCTGCAGGCCATCCACTGGGACATGGAGGACGCCGACGCCAAGGCAGCCACCGTCCTGCGCTACTGGCTGGACCCCACGTGCAAGGTCTGCGAGGGCAGGGGGGCGCCGCTGATCCCCGGCACGAACGTGACCTCCACCCATACCTGTCACGAATGCCAGGGCCGCGGCACTCTGCGCCCGCCCTATGGCGAGGACGGCAAGCGCCTGGCCACGTACCTCGACCAATGCAAGCGCGGCGGCTGAAATGACGGCATCGGCTTACAGTAGGGCTGTTCCACATCACGGGAAGTTGTGGCTACAATCGCGACCAGCGGAGCCACAACTTGCTCAAGTTGTCGACCGCGGACTCTCTGCCCGACACCCAGGTCCGCCCCGTAAAGCCCCTGGAGAGACTCTCAAGGGAGAGTCGTCTCTCTGCCGAAAGGCAAATCCCATGACCGAACTGACCGCCGCGCGCCTGCGCGAGCTGCTGCATTACGACTCGGAAACGGGTGAGTTCACGCGCCGCACCATCGTGCGGAAAGTGTCTGCCTCGGCCAAGAAGGGTGATGGCTACGTGTACATCTCCGTCGACGGGCACCGGTATCGGGCGCATCGGCTGGCATGGCTGTACGTGACGGGGAACTGGCCGGCGCATGGACTTGACCACCGCGATGGTGACAAGACCAACAATCGATTCGCCAACCTCAGGGAAGCGAGCCAGCTGGCCAACACGCAGAACCAACGCCGCCCTCACCGTGACAACAAGCTCGGGCTGTTGGGTGTCTCTCAGTTCCGAAATCGTTATCGGGCGCAGATCCAGACGGCTGGGCAGTTGAAGCGGCTTGGCTGGTTCGACACGCCCGAGGAGGCACACGCAGCCTACGTGGCAGCAAAGCGCCGGGAGCACCCTGGATGCACGATTTAGCCCAACCCAGCGGCGCAGCTCGTGGCCGAGCGCCGGCAGGTTCCGTCATGCACTGACCGGAGGCGCTGGGTTCGATTCCCGCCGCCGCACCAACCCATGAACTTCACCACCATCGCCATCGCTGTCGGCCTCCTGTGTGGTGGCCTCAAGCCTCCGCGCCGGGTGGTGACGTACCGCAGGATGCGCAGCCGTGGCAGCAGGTAAACCGGGCAGGCCCAGCCTCTACACGGAAGAACTGGCCGACCGCATCTGTCAGGAGATCGCCAACTCCGACACCTCGCTGCGCCGCATCTGTGCCCGAGCAGATATGCCATCTCGAGCCAGCGTCCTGCTCTGGTTGCAGCAGCACGACGAATTTCAGGCCAAGTACACGCGCGCGCGAGAGGGTCAGGCCGATGTGATTTTCGAGGACATGGGCGACATCGAGCAGAAGATGCTCACGCGCAAGCTGGCGTCGGATGTGGGGCGGGTGGTGCTGCAGTCCAAGCAGTGGCGGGCGGCCAAGCTGGCCAACAAGAAGTACGGCGAGCGCGTGCACACCGAGTTGACCGGCGCTGACGGTGGGCCGATCCAGACGACGATCGATGCAAGCACTCTCAGCGACGAGCAGCTCCGCGCCCTCGCCAGCATCCCGGTTCAAGCCCGCTGATGTCCTGGCCGCGCGCAAGGAGCTAGCCAAGCGCAGCCTGCCTGACTTCGCGTGCATGGTGGACATCCCCACCGTGCCGCTGACCGAGGAAAGCGAGGAGGACCGGTTCTCGGTGATGCGGCTGGACTCGCTGGCCGCCCACCATGCGCTGCTGCTGCGCGATCTGCAACAGGTGGAGGCAGGCAGGATCCCCAACCTGATGGTGCTGATGCCACCGGGGTCGGCCAAGAGCACCTACAGCGACGTGGTGTTCATCCCGTGGTTCATGGTGCGCAAGTCCCGGCGCAACGTGATCCTGGCCAGCTACGCGGGCGAGATCGCGGAGAAGCAGGGCAGGCGAGCGCGGCAGTTGATCAACTCGCGCAGCTTCCACAACCTGATGGGGATGGGGCTGCAGGGCGACCAGAAGGCGGCGCACCAGTGGGCGTTGACCAACGGCAGCGAGTTCATGGCCGGCGGCCTGACCTCGGGCCTGACCGGAAACCGCGGCGCAATGGGTGTGCTGGACGACCCGATCAAGGGGCGCGCGGAGGCCGAGAGCGAGCCGGTGAGGAAGAAGACCTGGGAGGCCTACACCGACGACTTCTGCTCGCGCCTGATCCCAGGGGCGCCGCAGATCCTGATCCAGACCAGGTGGCATGAGGACGATGTGGCAGGGCGCATCCTGCCGGAGAAGTGGGACGGCGAGAGCGGGCTGATCAAGGGCCGCGATGGGCGCATGTGGAAGGTGATCTGCCTGCCTGCGATCGCCGACCGCGCAGACGACCCACTGGGGCGCAAGCTGGGCGAGACGCTGTGGCCCGAGTGGTTCAGCCTGGAGCACTGGCTGCCGTTCCAGCAGTACCGAAGGACGTGGACGAGCCTGTACCAGCAAAAGCCCGCGCCGCAGGAGGGCACGTTCTTCAAGCGCGAGTGGTTCCGGCGCTACCGCAAGGGCAGCGAGCCCAAGCACCTGAACCGCTACGTGTCCAGCGACCACGCGCCGGCAGGGCAGGACAACAGCGACTTCAACTGCGTGCGCGTGTGGGGCGTGGACGCGGAGAACGACCTGTACATGCTCGACGGATTCCGCGAGCAGTGCCAACTGGACGTGGTGGCCGACAAGACGGTGGGCAACAAGGCACCGCCGAGGAACGCGCCGCCGATCACGGGGCTGATCAAGAAGTACCGGGTGTTCGCGTGGTTCCCTGAGGACGACAACAACTGGAAGGCAGCGGCGCCGTTCATCAAGAGGCAGATGGCAATCGAGGGCAACTTCGTTCGCATCGAGCCGATCTCGCCGCACGGCAGCGACAAGCCCACCAAGGCGCAGAGCTTCCAGGCGATGGCCAGCAACGGCAAGGTCTGGATCCCCGAGGGGCCGGAGGGCGACGAGGTGATCGAGCAGTACCTGAAGTTTCCCGCCGGCACGCATGACGACGAGGTGGACGCGGCCAGCGTGATCGGCCGGGCAATCACCGAGGCGCATCCGGCGGTGGTGCCAGCCAAGAAGGCGGCGGGATACGTGGACCGGTGGGATAGAGCCTTCAATCAAGACCGCGAAGCAAGCGATTGGAAAACAGCATGAGCATCCTCATCACCCTGCTGATCATCATCCTGATCCTTGGCCTGATCTACTGGGTGATCACGATCATCCCGCTGCCGCCACCCTTCCGCACGATCGCCTTGGTGGTGTTCGCCATCATCGCGATCCTGGTGCTGGTGGATCTGTTGACGGGGTCGGTGGGGATCGTGGGGAGGTTCAGGTGAGCGCCGCCCACCTCGAGGTGCTGCCCGGCTTCACCCGCGCCGACCTGCAGTGGCAGGCCGAGTGCCTGGAGGGCCGGCACGGCGAGGCGCGCGTGGCCGAGGCGGCGCCGCTGGCTGCGAAGTTCATCCGGGCGGCGCTGGCACAGCACATGCGCATTCCGCGCCTGCTGCGCGAGCTTCAAACCGAGGGCGAGCGCATGGCTGCTGCTGCGGCTACGCCCGGCGATGGCGGGGTCATCCTGCCCGCTGTTCCCATCGCTGTCGGCGGCGCCGGCCCGGATGACAAGGCGTTCGTCCTGTCGCCGGACGAACAGCGCCTGGTGCTCAAGCAGCGCGCGCACGCCGAGCGCAACCGCGGCGATGAGGACGAGGTGCCGGCATGAACACGCGCACGATCTACACCAGCAAGGGCGATGCGATCACTGTGGATGCGGCCGACTACGAGGAACTGAACGCCTTCCTGTGGCACCTGAACGGTAACGGCTACGCCGTCCGAACCCGCAGGATTGGCGGTGGTCGCAAGGCTACGATCTTCATGCATCGGCACTTGCTGGGCCTGCACAAGGGCGATGGGCAGTTTGCCGATCACATCAACCTGAACCGCGCGGACAACCGGCGCGAGAACCTGCGTGTTGCCACGTGGAGCCAGAACCAATGCAATCGCGCGACGCGTTCGACCAGCGGGAGCGGGATCAAGGGGGTGTTCAAGGAGCCGGGCCAGAACAAGTGGAAGCCCTACATCGATGCCCACGGAAAACGGACCTATCTAGGCACGTTCACCGACCCTGAGGCTGCCGCAGCCTGCCGCCGGATGGCCGCTGAAGCACTGCACGGCGCGTTCGCTCGCCACGTCTGATCATGGAAGTCAGAAACCCAAAGATCGACGTCACGCTAGCCCTTGCGGACGAGCCCACGCCGTTTCTGTCGCCTGCCAGCGGGCAGGAGGCGTCGTCGCCGATAGTCGATGAGCGGGAGCATCTGACGATGCTCATTCGCTACTTTGAAGAGTCCGAGGATCTGACGACTCGTGCCCGCGAGCTTAGCGAACGCGATCGCAGGTATCACGACAACTGGGACGATTCTCAGTGGACGGAGGCCGAGAAGGCCAAGCTCAAGCGCCGCGGCCAGCCGATCATCACCAGCAACCACATCAAGCGCAAGGTGGCCACGATGTGCGGGGTGGAGCAGCGCATGCGCAGCGACCCCAAGGCGTTCCCGCGCACGCCCAAGGAGGAGCCGTCCTCGGACGCGGCCACGGACGCCCTGCGCTTCATTGGCGACCAGAACAAGTTCAACGAGACGCGCTCCAAGGTCTACGAGGAGATGCTGGTCGAGGGCTACGGCGGCGCCGACGTGACCGTGGAGCAGCGGCGCGACGGCAGCTACAAGGTCAAGGTCCAGCGCGTGCCGTGGGACCGCCTGTTCTACGACCCGCACAGCAGCGAGGCGGACTTCTCGGACGCCACCTACAAGGGCATCGTGATCTGGCGGGACGCCAAGCGCAGCGACCAGGACGTGCTGGGCGAGACGCTGCGCTCCTCGGGCTCCGCGACCTACGACGACCGGCCCAAGACGGCGTGGGTGGACAGCAAGCGCACGCGGGTGCGGGTGGTGCAGATTCACTACCTGTACGAGGGCGAATGGTGGGTGGCGACCTTCACCAAGGCGGGCTTCATCGAGCCGCCCATGGTCAGCCCCTATGTGGACGACGAGGGCAAGCCGGCGTGCTCGCTGATCCTGCAGTCCGCCTATGTGGACCAGGAGAACAACCGGTTTGGCGCGGTGCGCGACTGGATCTCCACGCAGGAGGAGATCAACAAGCGGCGCAGCAAGGCCGTGCACCAGATCAACTCGCGCCAGACCTTCGGCAACAAGGTGGCGATCGAGGACGTCGACCAGGCCAAGGCCGAACTGGCGCTGCCGGACGGGCATTTGCAGCTCAATGCCGGAGCACAGTGGGGACAGGACGTTGGCGTCATCCCCACGACCGACATGAGCATGGGCAACCTGCAGCTGCTGCAACTGGCCATCAACGAGATGCAGGCCAGCGGCCCGAATGCGGCCATGGCTGGCAAGGCGCAGGGGCAGCAGAGCGGCCGCGCCCTGGAAACCCAGGTGCAGGCCGGCGCGGTGGAGATCGAGCCGCAGAACGACAAGCTGCGCACGTGGACGCGCAACGTGTACGCAGCCGCCTGGATGCGAGCGCGCCAGTTCTGGACCGGTGAGACCTGGGTGCGTGTCACGGATGACGACGAGAACGTGCGCTTCGTGGGGCTCAACCGCCCGGTCACGCTGGAAGAGCGCCTGTCGCGCATGGCCCCGGAGATGCAGGCAGCCGAAGCTCGCCGGCTGCAACTGGTGCCCAACGATCCGCGCCTGCAGCAGGTTGTGGACGTGGAGAACCGCACGGACGGCCTGGCGGTGGACATCGAGATCGAGGAAGGGCCGGACATCAGCTCGTTGCAGTCCGAGCAGTTCAGCGAACTGACGGGGCTGGCCAAGGCCGGCATGCCGATTCCGCCGGACGCGATCATCGAGGCGTCCAGCCTGCGCAACAAGCAGTCGATCCTGAAGAAGATGCGCGGGGAGGACGACAAGCAGAACCCGCAGATGGCCGCCGCGCAGCAGCAGATGCAGGCCATGGGGCAGCAGATGACCCAGATGGCCGAGGCGATCAAGGGGCTGCAGCAGCAGCTGGCCAACAAGCAGGGCGAGCTGGCGATCAAGGCCGCCGACAGCGCCACCAAGCGCTTCACCGCCGAAGCCGATCACGCCGAGGCCATGGCCGCAGCGATGACGCCCGAGCAGATTGCCGCCATCGCCAAGCAGGCCGTGCTCGAAATGCTCAACGGACCGCAGCAGTAGCCACAGATCACTCCATGAACCAGCCGCCTTCGGGCGGCTTTCTTTTGCCAGCCATGAAAACCATTCCGATTCGCGACAGCCTCTCGGTCATCACCGTGGATGACGAGGACTATGACCGCGCTTCCTCGATCACATGGTGGCTGAACTGCCATGAACGGCCTGTGGGGCGCGTCGAAAAGAGGAGCGTCTACTTCCACAGGTTCCTGCTTGGATTGGGCAACAAGCCGCGCGACGGGTCGTTCATCGATCACCGCAACGGCGATCCATTGGACAACCGCCGCGCCAACCTCCGCGTGTGCACTCGCGCCCAGAACATGCAGAACCAAGGCCGCCAGCGCACCAACCGCAGCGGCTTCAAGGGCGTTTACATCCACAAGCGCACCGGCAGCCCGGTCGCTGTCATCAGGTACTTCGGCAAGAAAAAGCACCTCGGCGTGTTCGAGACGCCGCAGCTTGCCCATGAGTTCTATTGCCTTGCAGCCGACATGGTGCACGGCGATTTCGCGAATCACGGCTAACAGCCGAAACCCCGCCGCCGGGGGACAAAACGGGCGTTCCACCGCCGCCGGGTGTATCGGGCGTTTAGCGAGATGCCGCCGCCGGGCCAATCGGGCGCGTGAAAGGAACGAGACCATGGATGACGTGTTTGAGACGCTGCCCCCCGAGGGCCAGCAGACCAATCCGGGCGAAGCCCAACCCCCCGCGCAGCAGCCGCCGGAGCCGCAAGAGCAGCCCCCCAGCCCGCCGCCCGAGGAGCCAGGCACCGCGGCGCCGCCGGCCGCAGGCACGGACAGACAGGTCCCGCTCGACGCACTGGAGGCAGTGCGTGGTGAACGCAACGACTGGAAGGGCAAGGCCACAGAGGCCCAGACGGAGGCGCGGATGCTGCGCGAGCAGCTGCAGCGCTTCCAGCAGGGGCAACAGGGCCAGCAAGGGCAGCCGCAGCAGATCGATCCGATGCAGGCGCAAGTCCAGCGCATGGAGAACGTGGTCCTCAACGCCTCCGAAAGGGCGGCGCGCAGGGACCACGGGACCGAGACGGTGGACAAGGCGTGGCAGCGGGTGCAGCAGGAGTTCTCCCAGAACCCCGCGCTGTACCAGCAGATCGTGGGCAGCCCTGACCCGTGGGACGCGGTGGTGCAGCAGGGCAAGCGCCTGCTGGCCATGGACGAGATCGGCACGGACCCCGAAGCCTTCCGCAAGAAGGTGGAGGAGCGTGTGCGCGCCGAACTCGCCGCCAACCCCTTAGCCACTCCAGCCGCCGCGCCAGCCGCGCCCAACCTCCCGCAGTCCCTGGCCGGCGCGCGATCCGCTGGTGCCCGAGGCACCACGTTCACAGGTCCCACGCCGATGGAAAACCTGTTCAACAACTGAAGGAGGCCTAGATGGCCGAGTCAACTGCGCGTGCAGGACTGACGCCCCAGGTATGGGACGACCAGTTCTTCACGGAATACGTGCGGACCAACCGGTTCCGCCGCTACATGGGCACCTCGCCCGACAACGTGATCCAGGTGCGCGAGCAGCTGGGCCGACAGCCGGGCGACCGCATCGCCTTCGGCGCCGTGCGCTCGCTCTCGGGTGGCGTGACGGGCAACACCGTGCTGGAGGGCAACGAGGCCGAACTGGACACCCGCTCCATGACGGTGGCGATCAGCCCGCTGCGCAACGCGGTGGTGGTCACGGACTGGGACGAGCAGAAGTCCGCGATGGCGCTGCGCGATGCGGCCCGCCCGGCGCTGCGAACCTGGGCACAGGAGCGCATGCGCGAGGACGTGATCCGGGCGCTGAAGTCCGTGCCCAACGCGGCCGGCACCATGGTGTCCTGGGAAGCTGCGACGGCTGCCGAGCGCAACGCCTGGCTGGTGGCCAACGCCGACCGGGTGCTGTTCGGCTCTGCCAAATCCAACGGCGTGTCCGGTGTGGTGGCAACGGCCCTGCTGACCGTGGACAACACGGCCGACAAGCTCACGCCGGCTGTGGTGTCGCTGGCAAAGCGTATGGCGCAGTCGGCTTCCCCGCGGATCATGCCCACGCGCACGCGCGAGGAGGACGAGGAGTGGTTCCTCATGTTCGCCAACCCGCGCAGCTTCCGCGACCTGGCCACCGACGCCACCATGGTGCAGGCCAACCGGGACGCTCGCGTTCGCGGTGCCGACACGAACCCGCTGTTCACCGGCGGCTCGCTGCTGTGGGACGGCGTGATCATCCGGGAGATCCCCGAACTCGATGCAGCGATCCCGGCCAGCACGGGGCGCCTGCCTACCAACGGCGGCATCCTGGCCGGCGCGGGCGCCGGTGGCATCGACGTGGGCTTCAACTTCCTGTGCGGTGCGCAGGCGCTGGGCGCCGCGTGGGCGCAGCGGCTGAAGTCCACCACGGACGTGCGGGACTACAACTTCCGCCACGGCGTGGGCGTGCAGGAGATCCGGGGCATCGAAAAGCTCATGTTCGGCACCAGCACCACCACGGACACCGGCAACCTCGTGCAAAACGGGGTCGTCACGGTGTTCACTTCTGCGGTCGCGGACCTGTAAGGAGCACACACCATGGCAATCCTTCAAGCGACCAAGGTCTCCAGTCAGACCGAGCAGATGCCTGGCGTGGGCGACGGCCAATCGGCCAAGGTCCTGGCATCGACCTACGTGTCGACGGCGGCGCCGGCCTCCGGCGACATCATCCAGTCGGGCCTGATCCAGGCCGGATCGGTGATCACCGACGTGACGGTTGTGCACAGCGGCTTCGGCGCCTCCGGGGCGTTCGAGGTGGGCTACGGCGGCGACACGGACTATTTCGTCGCGGCGGCTGCGTCCGTCACCGGCGGGGTGGTTCGCATGTCGGCGGCGACGGCGCAGCCGCTGGTGCTGTCGACCAACGACACGGTGGACATCCGCATGACCGGCACCGGCGCAACCGCTGCCGTGACGATCACGATCATCGTGACGTTCCTGCCCCGCAACACCTGAAACGGAAGGGCCGGGGGCAACCTCGGCCCGCAATGAATATGAAGGCAACTTTCAAGGGCGTGCCCGGCGAGCAGCATGCGTCCGTGCACATGTACGGCCAGGATTTCCCGCTCGGGGAGGCCGTGACCCTCAACAACGAGATGGCCCGGCGCAAGCTGGCCAACCACCCGCACTTCGAGGTGACGACCGAAGCCTCCGACGAGGTGGAGGACGCCAAGATCAAGAGCGAGTTGGACAAGGCAACCGAGGCGGCCCTGGCGGAAGTCGAGGCGAAGAAGGCCGCCGAGGCAGAGGCCGCTCGCCAGGCCGCGGAAGCCGAGCGGGCCGAGGCGCAAAAGCAGGGCCGCCAGCCCCGCCGGTAACCCAGTATGGCCGCTGGACCACTCCTGACCGCCATGGCCAGCCGGCTCCTGCACAAGCTGCAGGTTCTCGACAAGGCTGAGGCGGCCGAGGGCGCCGACCTCGAGAAGGCGCTGGAGAAGCTGCTCGCGGCGCACGGCGTTTTCAAGGCCGAGGGCCTGGTGCGCTGGACGCTCGCGGACATCCCGGTGGACGTGCAGGAGGGGTATCTCCTGATGGCCGGGGCGCTAGGGGCGGACGACTTCGCCTCGGCCGTGAACGTCAGCACGTGGCCGCAGATGGCCATGCGCCTGTTGCAAGCCTACGTCCACATCCCGCGCAGCGGTCCGCGCACCGCGGAGGCGTACTGACCATGCCCACGACCATCAGCGTAGCCCTGGACGGCAGCAAGCGGCGCGACATCCGCCTGGCGCAAGGCGACGAGGCCACGCTGGCCGTGGTGGTCTACGAGCACGACGGCGACACCACGCCGATTGCGGTCACGGGGGCGCGCTTCGTTACGAGCGAGGGCGCCCCCACCTTCACCTATGGGACCGAGTTCGTGGTGCCCGATGATTCTGTCGGCCGCACGTGGTATCGCCTTGTGGGCGAGATCGCGGGCGTGACGACCACGCTGGCCATGGGTTACGTGTTTGTCGAGGGTGAGACGCAGGGCTGGCCCTACGGCATGCCCCCTGACGGCTACTGGATCAATCCGTGAAGATCCCGTTCATCGGCCCCAGTGCCCCCTCCCGCTCGCCTGACGCGGATGCCGAGCGCACCGTGAACGCCTACGTCGAGCCCGCGGACAGCCCACGCGCGCCCGCTGGCATCTACGGCATGCCGGGCCTCGTGCTGGCCCACACCATGGGCACCGGCCCGCACCGCGGCGCCTTCAAGCAGCGCGACGACAGCTACTTCGTCAGCGGCAACCACGTCTTCCGCCGCGACGGCGCGGGCGTGGTGGTCGACTGCGGCGCCATCACGACCTCCACGGGCCGCGTGGGCATGGCGTCCAATGGCACCGAGGTGCTGATCGTCGACGGCGTGAAGGGCTGGCTGGTCACGGGCACGCTGCTCTCCGAGATCATCGACCCCGACTTCCCCAACGGCGTCACCAACGCCGCGTTTCTCAACGGCTACTTCGTGGTCTGGGGCGACGGCAGCCAGCTGTTCCACTGGAGCGAGAACCCCAACAGCGGAATTGCATGGGACGGTCTGGACTTCGCCGCGGTCGAAGGGAACCCGGACGACCTGGTGGGCGGCGTGGCCGATCACGGGCAGATGTGGTTCATCGGCACCGACTCGGGCGAGGTGTTCGACAACGTGGCCGACCCGGACCAGCCGTTCCAGCGCTCAGGATCCAGCTTCATCGAGTACGGCACGGTCTCACCTTGGACCGTCTGCGCCTTCGACAACTCGGTGGTGTGGCTGTCGCGCAGCAAGGACGGCCACGGCGTGTTCATCCGCACGCAGGGCGGCAACCCGCAGCGCTTTTCCACCCACGCGCTGGAGCATGCCATTTCTACCTATACGACCATCGCGGACGCCTACGCCTACACCTTCCAGATGGACGGGCACAGCTTCTACGTGGTCACGTTTCCCACCGCGGACGCCACCTGGTTCTTCGACGCGGCTTCCGGCCTGTGGGCCGAGTGGCTGTGGCGCGATCCGGCCTTCAACGAGCTGCACCGGCACCGCAGCGCCACGCACGTCTTCGCCGCCGGCAAGCACCTGGTGGGCGACTGGGAGACCGGCAAGGTGTACGAACTGCGCCTGGACGCCTACACCGACGCGGGCGACCTGATCCCGCTGATCCGGCGCGCTCCGGCCGTGTACGACGAGGGGCGACTTCTGACGATGCAGGAGCTGCAGATCGACTGCGAGACGGGCGTGGCGAATGCGGACTGCGCCGACCCGAAGCTGCTGATGCGCTACTACCGCAACGATGCCAAGGTGCCCAGCACGTGGCAGCCCAAGAGCATCGGCAAGACCGGGCAGTACGGCAAGCAGGTGCGCTTCCACAACCTTGGGCAGGGCCGGGCGTGGTCGTTCGAGATCAGCATCACCGATCCCGTGAAGCGGGCGATTTTCGGCGCCAATGCGCGCGTTGCGAAGGGCAGGGGCGGCTGATGGCGACGATCTTGCGCACGCTACCGAATCTGGGCAAGTTCCGCCGCATGCCTTGGTGTGTCGCCAAGGACCTCACGTTAACGCCAGAGGCCAGCCGGGAGCTGGATATCGTAAAACGCGGAGTCGACCTGATGCTGGGCGGCATTCCGGCCTCGAACATCGTCGTCACACCGTTCGCTGGCATGACGGAGACGGACGCGCAGGGCGCGCTGGAGGGGCTGGAGACCCGCAAGGCGACCACGGCTGCGCTCACCGCCGGCCTTGCGACCAAGCAGCCGCTGGACGCCACCCTGACGGCGGTTGCCGGCGCGGCGACGGCGGCCAACAAGCTGATCTACTGGACCGGGGTCGACGTGGCGGCGGTCACGGACTTCTCGGCCTTCGCGCGCACGCTGCTGGATGACGCGGACGCAGCCGCCATGCGTTCCACGCTGGGGCTGGGCACCCTGGCAACGCAGAGCGGCACGTTCAGCGGCACCAGCAGCGGCACCAACACGGGCGACCAGACCATCACGCTGACGGGCAACGTCACGGGCTCGGGGACCGGCTCCTTTGCCACCACGATCGCCAACGATGCCGTCACCTACGCGAAGATGCAGAACGTGTCGGCGGCGTCCAAGTTGATCGGGCGCGGAGCGGCGGGCGGCGCGGGAGACCCGGAGGAGATCACGCTGGGCACGGGCCTGACCATGAGCGGCACCACGCTCAATGCGACGGCCGGCGGCAGCGGCACCGTCACCACCGTGTCCGTGGTCAGCGCCAACGGCTTCGCGGGGTCCGTCGCCAACGCCACCACCACGCCCGCCATCACCCTGTCCACCAGCATCACGGGGCTCCTGAAGGGCAACGGCACCGCAGTCTCGGCGGCAGTGGCCGGCACCGACTACCAGGCGCCGCTGGTGTCGGGCACCAACATCAAGACCGTCAACGGCAACAGCCTGCTGGGTTCGGGAGACGTGGCTGTGGTGGCTGCGGATCCGGCCTATGCCCCCGGCTCCATCACCATCGCCACGGGCACCGGCCGCGTGCAGCCGCTGGTGCTGACTCTGGGTGCCACCGACGTGCTCACGCTGGACGGCACCGGCTCCATCGTCATCGTGGGATAACTCAATGGGCAATGTCGTCCTCGCCAACCAGACGCCGGCCACACCGGCCGCCGGCTACGGCGTCATCTTCATCGACCCCACGGCCAAGATCCTCATGTGGAAGGACGACACCGGCCGGGCCAACGGCTTCAGCAGCAATGCGGCGATCGCCACCCAGTCGGGGTTCGCTGCAGACACCTACGTGACCGACAGCAGCCTGCTCATCCCGAGCACCGGGGTGCAGGCCCGAACGATGTTTCGCTGGCGCATCGCGGCGAGCAAGACCGCCGCAGGCGTGGCCGCGCCGGTCTATGCGCTGCGCATCGGCAGCGCCCGCACCACGGCAGACACCGTGCGCATCACGCTGACCGGGCCCGCGCAGACGGCCGTTGCCGACATCGGAACGCTGAACATCATGGCGACGGTGCGCAACGTCGGCGCTGCTGGCGTCATCCACATGTCTGCGTGGTGGGACCACACGGGTACGGTGGCGTCGTCCACGGGCGGCACTGGCTTTGCCAATGACAGCTCGGGCCACGTGAACGGGCAAAGCTCGGCCTTTGACAACAGTGCGCTGGCGGGGCTGTACGCTGGCCTGAGCATCAACGGCGGGACATCGGCTGCGTGGACGTTCACGCAGGTGATTGCGGAGGCGACCTGGTGAAACCCATGGTGCACGTGAGCTATGGCGAGTGGTGGAAGCCGCCCGTGGTGCAGGACGAGGAGCGGCAGGGCATGCGCGCTCGCGTGGAGCGGCTGCAGCAGCAGATCTCCGCACTGCCGCAGTACGAGCCCAAGACCAGCCACTACTTCCACGCGGGCATGTACTGCCGCGAGGTCTGGCGCGAGGCCGGCGTGCTGGTGGTAGGCAAGGTGCACCGCAAGGAGCACTTCTACGTGATCGTCTCGGGCACCGTGGCCGTCACCACCGACGACGGCGTGGAGATGATCACCGGACCGCGTGTCCTGAAGTGCAAGGCCGGCACCAAGCGCGCTGTCTACGCCGAAACCGACGCGTTGTGCCTGACCTTCCACGTCTGCGAGGCCACCACCGTGGAAGAAGCCGAGCGCGAACTGGTCGAGGACGACCCGGCCGGCATGTTCGCCCCCGGCAACCTGATCAAGCACGAAACACCCGAGGTATTGCCATGACCTTCTTCGCAGCAGCCATCGGAGGCGGGGCGCTTCTGGGTGGTGCCCTGATCAGCGCCAATGCAGCAGGAGACGCAGCCGACACGCAGGCAGCAGCGGGCGACCGCGCTACCGCGGCGCAGGAGCGCATGTTCAACAAGCAGCTGGAGCTGCAGGAGCCGTGGCGCGCAGCGGGAGGGTCGGCGCTGAATGCGCTGCTGCAGTACGCAGGGCTACCGGCCAATGCGCCGGCACCGGGAGCGGCGCAGACGTTGCAGCGAATGCCAGGCGGGGGCGACAACTGGAACGAGCAGGCCTATCTGGCAGCCAATCCGGATGTAGCGGCCGAGGTCGCCCAAGGCAAGCTTTCCAGCGGCCTGCAGCACTTCCAGCAGTGGGGGCAGGCCGAGGGGCGGCCCGGGGCCTTCATCACCGGCGCCGCGGCGGCAGCGCCGACAATCGACCCGAGCTTGGTCGGCTCGATCCTCAAGCCATTCAGCGCCACGCAGTTCACGGCGGACCCGGGCTACCAGTTCCGCCTCGAGCAGGGCGAGAAGGGCCTGCAGCGCGCCGCGCAGGCCGGCGGAGGGCATTCGCTGACCGGTGGGGCGTACCTGAAGGACGCCATGCGCTTCAACAGCGGCCTGGCCTCGCAGGAGTACGGCAACGCGGAGAGCCGCTACCGCAGCGGCCAGAGCGACATCTGGAACCGGCTGTCTGGGCTTGCTGGGACCGGCCAGCAGGCTGTCAACGCCAGCACGAACGCTGCGGGCGCCTTCGGCCAGCAGGTGGGCAGCAACATCATCGGCGCGGGCAACACCACAGCGGCGGGGCAGATCGGCAGCGCCAACGCGATCAACAACGGCATTACCCAAGGGATCTCGCTCTACCAAGGCAATGCGCTCCTGAACCGCATGTACCCAGCCGGCGGCGGTGGACCTCTGCCCAGCCCGGTCTTCAACCCGTCGGCCTCGGACTGGTACGGCTACCAGTCAGGCCCCTTCGGCTACTGAGCAAGGGAGCGCCATGGCTACCCTCGACCCATCGATCCAGCAGGGCCTGCGCCCCGTGCAGATCGAGAACCCGCTGATGCAGTATGCGCAGCTGGCGCAGGTGCAGAACGCGCAGCAGACCAACGCCCTCTTGGGCATGAAGATGCAGCAGGCGCAGCGCGAGGAGCAGGATCTGCAGTCGCTGCGCACCGGCCTGTCTGCGCCTGGTGCGGACCCGTACAAGGTCCTCATGAGCACCGGCCGGGTGAAGGAAGCCGGCGAATACCTCAAGAGCCAGCGCGAGGCCGACAAGGCCAAGGTGGAACTGGTCGACTCCAAACTCAAGCAGTCCCGCGCCTTCCTCGACTCCGTCAAGACGCCCGAGCAGTATCTGGAATGGCACCGCGCCAACCACGCCGACCCGATCCTGGGGCCGGAACTGGCGGCGCGCGGCGTCACGCAGGAAAAGGCCCTGGCGAGCATCCAGCAGGCGTTGCAGGCCCCGGGTGGCTTCGAAGACTTGCTCAAGAAGTCCGCGCTGGGGATCGAGAAGTTCACCGAGTTGAACAAGCCGACGACCAGCGTGGTCAACGCGGGCGGCACCAGCCAGGTGCTGCAGACGCCGGGGCTGGGTGGCGCGCCGCAGGCGGTGGGCAGCATCCAGCACACGGCCACGCCTGGCGACCTCATGACGGATGCGCGCGGT